ACCGATTGACATAAGCGAGGTCGGGTAATAGGTGATTGAGCCAGACCAGTTGTTCGTCTGGACCGTGTTGTTGAGTCCGCCCACGTAAAACGTTTGCTTGGCCGCCTGTAACTCGGCTGCGACCACGTAATCAATGCCGGTGGTGAATGTCGCGTTGCACTGCGACTGTGCGGCCAGCGATCCGGCTATGTTTATGCGAGCCGTGATCTGATTGCCTGAGCTGGCTGTCAAGATCGAGTAGCAATAATAGGGACTGATCCCCGTGTTGTTGGCCAGCGTGCCGAATACAGCACAGCTCGCGGTTGGCGTGCCGAGAAACCGAAACGCGAAGATCAGCGTCAGCGGGAGCTGGAGCTTCAAAGCTGGCGGCACGTTCGCCGTGAGGCCCGCATTATTGGCCGTCAGACTAAGGCATGAGCCGGCGCCACTGCTGCCCCAGCCGGTAAATGCGGAAGTCGCTGCAAGCTGGGTCCGGGTCACCGAATCGCAGACGAGCCCGCCGCCATTCTCGTTACATGGCGCCAGGAATTGGAGCGAGCCTGCCGCGAATCGGGTGGACCAATCGATCTGACTGCCGACCGGAGGCTTTGTCGCCCAGCGACTACCGAAGCTCATGAGAATGCCGGGTTCGTGTCGAGATTGATCGTGACTGTGACCGCGTTCGTCGTGTCGGTGTTCTTCGCTGCGATGATCCAGAGAAACGCCGCCGGAGGATAGATCGACTGGCTATACTCGGTGTTCGCCACCCAAGAGCTGCCAGGCGCCACCGTGGCGGTCGGCATCTGTTCGATCACGAACACCAGGTCGTTCGTGCTGTAGGCGTTGATCGTCGCGCTCACGGTGAGTGTCGTCCCGCTGACGTTCGTGACGGTCACGATCTCGCCGACCACGCCAGACGCAGTTACGACGGCGATGATGCAATTCTTACTGATGCCAGTCGCGCTGTTGAGGCCCAGGGAAGTCGCCCCGGCCGAGGCGTTCCCACTGAGCGTCGTGTTGCCGGAGGCCGTCGCCGCCGTGACCCGGTAGAGCGAAAACGTCGTTGCGGCGGTGATCGCTGACGACGCGGTCAGGATCTTGCAGAGCAGCGCCCCACCCAGCTTGGTCGAAAGATCAACCAGGGCGGCGCTATTCGCGCCGTGTGCGACGGAGACCGCATTAATGACGCCGCCATAAGTTCCTGCCGAATAGGTTGGGGTTGCCATCTCGTTTCCCTTGCGGAGTTCTTCTTTGTCGGCTTTTGCGATTCCGTTGTTCGCTTCGCGTGTGCCACGGGCCGGCAGTCATTAAGAGGCCACTCTTGCAACGGACAAGGGACAATCAACCGAGGATAGAAGCTGAGCAATCGCCTCGAAGACGCCGTCCCAGGACCCGCGCACGCGCTGGCGGAAGATCCGCATCGTCGGATACCAGGGCGAGTCGGACCGGTTCTGCATCCAGCGCCAGCAGCCGGGCTCGGAGAGCGCGAGCCAGACCGGCTTGCCCATCGCGCCGGCGAGGTGCGCGACCGCCGTGCAGGGCGCGATGACCAGGTCGAGGTTCGCGATCACGCCGGCCGTGTCGAGCCAATCGCCGTTCTGGTATTCATCGCCGAGATCGACGATCGGCATTCCAACGCATTCACCTCGGTGCCCGTGCTGGAGCGAAATCAGAGTAACTCCGGGTAGGTTGAACAGGGGCAGTAACCGACTGGCGTCCAGCGATCGCCGCTCGTCATTTCCTTGTTTCGGGTTGCCGCGCCAGCAAACGCCGACCCGGAGCGCGGAGACCGGATCGTGGAGCGCGGAGAGAACTGCGTGAAGTCGAGCACGCCATCGAGCCGATGTTGCGCCGTCGGCCGAGAGATACGGACCGTACCAATCGATGGCGCGTTTGTCGCCCATGTACCCTGCGGGGAGCATCGCGAGCGAAGCCATGGACGTGCCGGTCGCGATGTCGGCGTCCTCGCCAAGGACGCTTGCGACGCCCGGGACGCGAGCGATCAGCCGGTTCATGGTCGGGTTGGCGATACAGCGAACCGTCCATCCATCGGATGCCATCCACCGGGCATACCGAATGAATTGAAAGTAATCACCCGCACCCTCGACGTTCCAGACGACGACGTCTCCGGGCTCGGCCGCGGGATACCACTTTGGGTAGCTCAGGAACGGATGATTGGCGAGCCGCGGCAACTGGCACGACCATTCACCGAACTCTTCATATCCATTGACCAAGTCGCCGAGCTTCATCCGGGCGGCCGCGCGGTGCAGGTGGACCTCGACACAGTTCGGACATCGGCCGAGAAGCACGGTCGCGTCGTGGACGACGTTATCGAGCCGCTCGGCGGCAATCAGCATCGCGAGCCGCGTCGAGCGAAAGCTCAAGTTGTCAGGTGCCAATTCAATTCCGCGCTCGATATGACTGATCGCCTCGCAAAGCACGTCGTCGGATGTATCGCGCCAGTGCCAGCGCTCGAAGAGCCAGATGCCGAGGAGCCCAGCCGCGTCGGCCGAATCGGGATCGAGCTTCCGTGCTCGTCGCATCTCGGCCTCGGCCTCATCGAACCGAAGCTGATCATGGATTGCGCAACCGAGGATGACATGCCGCCGTGCCGTCGGGTCGATCGCGACTGCCCGGCGTAGGGCCTCCTCGGCCCGCTCGGGCTGTTTGAGCGCCCGGAGCGTGACAGCCCAGCCGGTTAAGAGCACCGGATCGTCGGGCTCCAAGCCGAGCGCACTCGCCCAGAAATCAGCCGCGAGAGCGAACTGCCCCGAGGAGTGAAGCGCGCCCGCGCCACGGGCAAGATGATTGATGGTGAGCATCGTGAGGAGTCGAGAAACGAGCCAGGAGAGCGAAGTCTTTCTCTCCGCTCGCCACTCGCGCGGCTCATTCTTCGATTTTCAGGTACCCCCGGACGTTCACTCCGGCCTGTGCCGTGAGCTGGATCGCCAGTGTGCCGCCGCCTTTAATGATGTCCTCTTGCCCCAATGGAGCGAGGTACTCGTATCCGAGCTGCGGATGGACCGTGAATGTCTTGAGGATGTTGCCCGATGCGCCGCTTGACGGTGCCGTGTACGTCGGCTCGGTGCCGGTGTTCTTGTAGTTGTACGCGGCCTGGAACGTCTCGGTGCATTCGGCCTCGACTGGCACGGGCAAGATCGCGGTATACATGCCGGCCGCTGTCGGTCGGGCTATCAAAGCCTGGACTGGTACGGCCGAGTTGCTGGTTCCATCGAAGTAGAACCCGTAGGCGAGGACTTTGACGCGCTGGTTGGTCGGGGCGATGATCTCCAGCACGGTCAAGCCCGTACCGCCAGTCAGAGAAGTTGCGGGGATGTCGATGTAGCCTTGGAGAGCTGCCATTGTATTGGCTCCGGAGTTTTCAGTTTTCGGTTTTCAGTTTTCAGCAATACGGCGACCTGATGTTTCCGGTCTGACAACCGAAAACTGAAAACTGAAAACTCGCATCAACGAGAAATCTTGCACGAGAAGAGAGTGGTGGGCTCAGCGGAGTTTCCCATTGGCCCCCAGCGGACTTGCACTCGGTCGAGAACGGTCTGGAGCTCGGTGTTGATCAGGCCGATCTTGCGAACCCAGTCTCCTTCATCACTCCGCGCTTCCTGGGTGTAGCGCGCGAGAAGCACGGTCAATACCGTAGCCACACGGAGGTCACGGAGGTCATAGACCCAGCTCGAGGCGCGGTACGCGATGTTCTCGTCGATGCCAAACCGGCGCTTGATGTCGAACGACGCTTCTTCGATCTGGGGGTCAAGCGTGTTGATTGTGAACGTGACGCCCGTGAGGCCGCTCGACGGTGCTGGCGGCTGGCCGACCTTCAGGTCCTGGTGCAAACACCGCAGCGTGATCGACGAGCCCGATACCGAATCGACCGCGAACAGCTTGCCGGACCCCGGGAAATACTGCTTGGGCGCCGAGAGTTGGACGACCTGGTTGGGCGCAACGCCATTCGCCGCGAAGTCGACGGCCGTCGAACTGAGCACCCACGGCGAGCCGGCCGAGAAATAGCCGTCGGTGCCATAGGCCATCTGCTGCCAGGTCGGGCAGAGAAGGAAGAAATCGCTGCCGGCACGGACGGCAATGTCTTCGTTCGTGGCAAACACAGGAGCCGTTTGTTCGGGCAGGGAGGCGGAAAGGGCCATCTGTCAGCGGTCCGTGGTCAATGGGTCTCTCTGGTCAGCTTTGTGCATGCCGTGATCGATCGTGTTGCTACCGTCATCCTTGAGACTGTTACTTCTTCGGCTTCGTCACGTCCGCCTCCGCATTGCCTCGATCGATCCCGTAGCTAACAGAGCCGGTCGGGTAGACGGGCACAGCCCCCTTGCCGGGCTCAACCGCCGAGGCCGGGTTGGGCATCTTGGCTTCCTCGACTTTGAACCGATGGTCCGGCGGAAGGACCGGACTGGGGTTCTCAGCGAGGTTCGCCGACCCGCCACGGCGATCGCCGCCCTTGCGGGCTTCGTTCGACGGGTGGACCTGGCTCGCCTCACGCGAGAGAGACAAGAATCCGTTGTTCGCTCGGTTGCCGGCCGCACTCGGCTCATTCGCCGGCTTCACGACGTCGCGCTCGACGTTGGGCATGAGATCGGTCCTCTTCTGAAAGCCTGAAGACTGAAGGATGGAGGATGAAGGAGAGTTGCCTGTTAGTCCTCAAAGGATGGCGCAAATTCCGTACTCAGCTCGAAGAAATTGAGTTCGTCCTGGCTGACATCATGGCCCCACCGCACCAGAATCTTGACTCCTAATTGCGTGACGACGAAGCCGACGACCATGCCCGGTAGCTTCTCTCGAGCGGCCCGGTGATAGACGATATCGCCGAAATCAAACGGCAGCTTGACGGTTCGCGGGCAGCGCGGCTCGGTCATTTCTAAAAGCACTACTGCCGGACCTGGTACTCGATATTGCGGCCACGTGGTATGTAATCCCCGGCTGCTTCCTCCCACCCGTAGGCGTAGTCGCCGAGGTGGTACAACCGGAACGATGTATCGACGAGCGGAGTCACTCCGATCTGGTGACAACGCCAGCAGAAGGCGTAGTCCTCAGCCAGGTAACGCGTCTCCCCGTCTTCCTGGACGATCACCGGTTGAAAGAACGGCCAGGCGTAGGTGTGCGCCATCCGGCAGTACGGCAGACGTAGCTCATCGCGCATCTTGACCAGAAGCGTGGTTTTGATCCGCATGAACCCCGTCCCGACCTTGCGGACGGGAGTTGGCTCCTTGGCCCAGTCCCCCATCTTGACCGCCGCCACACCGGGCCCAAAATCCGCGTTGAGCTGGCCGTTGCCGAGCTTCTTCGCGGCGTAGGCCCCGGCGATTACGGGCGCATCGGAAAAGAGCAGCTTCACGGCGTCGGCCGGGTTGAAGAACATGTCGGAGTCGATGAACAGAATCGATTCCATCCCCTCGCTCAGCGCGTCGCTAGCCATCACCGAACGGGTCAGGTCAATCGCTGAGGCACCCTTCGAATAGTCGACCCGAACGCCCAGGTCCTCGAGGCCTCGGAGACAATCGTAGGTGTCGGTGTCGACAAAGCGATGGACCGGAACCTTGACGACGTGCTTCGCCAGATCGAGCACGGCCGAGAGGTCTGGCATTTGGGTGGTCGCCGGCCCTGCGTGCTCGACCATGCGCCGATCGTGCGGCGGCTCAGGACGGCGACGACGACGGAGAAGGCGCTTTGCCGGTTTCATCACGGCCACGTCCGCACGACCTTCCGTCCGCCAATGCCGGTCGCCGTCGTGCCGAGCGTGCCGGCATTCGCATCGATCAGCGTACCCATTTCTGAGCAGAGTGTGCTCAGCATGGCGAACGCGATGTGGGCATGGTGAAACTTCTGAAGTAATGCGGGGAATGACGACGGTTGACCCGAGTTGAATTCCTCGACGACCGCCCTTAGGTAGCGATAGAGATCCTCAAGGTTGCCGTCCTTCGCCGATCGGATCAGTTGCAGCGCCGTCTTGGCGACATTGCCATTAGCGTCGGTGTACGTCAGCCCGGTCGTGTTGACCGTCGGCGGGGTGACGGCGAAGGAGTTGCTCGGCGCGGCGGCCGTGCAGTTGTAGGGCGATATGGCAATCCCTGTCGCGTAGAGTGTGAACGGACCGGTGTTCGCGAACCCCAGATAAAGATTCCGCGAGACGTTGCCCGGTTTCAATGGAGGGAAAGTGACAGCTAGCAACTGGCCGCTCGTGACGACCTGGCTCGACGAGACGGGTGAGGCAGTCGTCTCACCGACTCCATTGCTTTCGGTGAAGACGACATAATACGTACTAGCCGCCAGCGAGTTACCGGTGCCCGAGGCGGCCAACGTTGGGGCCAACGTCGGGGCCAACGTGGTGCCTTGGGCAGCAATCAGCTTTTCCAGGTGTCCCGAGGCGCCGCCCGCTTGGAACTGGGCGAACGTCGTCCCCGAGGCTGTGATCGAGGGTGCGGTGTATGCCATAGGAGTGCTCTGTTGCTAGTGGCTAGTTGCGAGTGACTGGTGGCTCGTGAGAAAGTTCGTGGCGGCAGCTCGTGGTTTTTTTGGCCACTAGCCACTAGCCACTTATCACGCGGAAAGAGGATCGTCCGTGTGATTCATGGCCACGTGCGGACGGGCCGCCGGCCGCCGACGCCAGTCGGCGCTGAGTTGAACGTGCCGGGGTTGGCCGAGACGATCGTGCCGACCTCGTTGCACCAGGCGGCCAACAGCGCAAGTGCCGTATGACTGTCGCGAATCGCGTGGAGTGTCCCGCTCCAGCTCATAGGCTCGCCGCCGTTGAATTCATCGATGACTTGCCGCAGCATCGCATAGACCTTCGGTGGCACTTTCCGTTCAAACTCGCGAAGGAACTCCAACGACCGATTGCGGGTGTTGCCGTTCGCGTCGCTAAAGGTCAGCCCGGTCGTATTCACCGTCGGCGGATTGACGGCCGAGCTGTTGACCGGAGCTGCGAGCGAAAGCGTGTAAGAGAGCGCAGTGATGCCGCTCGCATACAGCGTGTAGGGGCCGCCCGAGGGACCGCCCGGCGCGCCTAAGTAGACGTTACGAACCGTGTTGCCGGGCTGGAGCGCCGCAAACGTGATCTGCGGCTGATTGCCCGTACTGACCGTGATCGGGGTCGATTGTGGCCCCGGAGTGGTCTCGCCGATTCCGTTTGTCTCGGTCACGACGCTGTAATACGTTCCTGCTGTCAAGAGGCCACCCGCCGACCCGCCGCCGCTGGACGCCCAGGTGTGAGCGACAGTCGGCGCCAGCGTGGCCGTCTGGGCGGCAATCAGCCGCTCCAGGTGCCCCGTGGCGCCTCCCACCTGGAACTGGGTGAAACTCGTGCCTGATGGACTGATGTTGGGTGGAATATAGGCTTGGATCGCCCCACCGCCTCCCATTCCGATGTCGAGCAGATATGGCAACAGCATGGTCGCTTCGCTCCGAAATCCGCAGGCTTCAGCAGCTCGCCACGTAGGCCGTGACCGTTCCGCCCGTGATGGCGGTCGTAATCTTGGCCGTAACGTAGCGGAAGGGGAAACTGGCCAGTGCTGCAGCGTATGGCGTGCTCGCGGCGCTGGTGGTGATTGTGGTCGCTGTCGCGACGTAGTTGATGCCATCATTACTGCCCATGAGCGTCACGACTCCGGCCGAAACGCCGGCGGACGTTACCGCGAACAGCGAGTGATTGGCTCGCGCCACGCCGTTGTCGAGAGCCGTGCCCACGGTGTTGACCGTGGACTGGGCATTCAAGCTTTGCAGCGGTGCGACGCCATTGGCCACGGCGACTACGCCGGTTCCTGAGGTTGGATTGGCGCTGGCGGACTTGGGACGGTCGAATGTCGTGCCGTTCCACAGCGCCGAGCACTCCGCGACGATGTTTGCGACGGCCATGCCGTCGGCGTTCGCCGCGCGGGCGATGTAGTATTTGCCGTCCGCCGGATTGAAGATCGCCTCATCCTCGATCCCGATCCCGCACGGCGTGAAACCTGACGTGCCCGGTCCCGCGGCGGCGAAGATGTCCCACTCAACGGTCGCGCCACTGTGCGTGTACGCCAGGGCTGATTGCAGCGGGATCGCCGCCGTGCCCGGTGTGTAACTGGTCGCGACGTAAGCGCATTCCTCGGTTCCGGTGTTGCGGTCGATCCGGATCTGCTGGCCGGCCGAGAGCGTGTTCGTCGCTGCCGCCGAGCTCACTGTGATCGAGCTCGTTCCGGCTGCGCCGCCCGAGTTTTGGGTCGCGGACCCGAGGCCCTTCGCCTGGAGGTTGCGGGCTCGGTCATAGTTCAGTCCCGATGTGATCCCGGCGTTGGTGACCGGGCCACCACCGTTGTATTCATACTCGGTCGCGACCGCCGTACCCTTGCCTGTGGCTCCATCCAGCTCGCCGCTTGCGGAACGATCGAGCTCTACGTTGCCCGAGATGGCGTTATAAAGATAGGTCGCACTTGCCGATAGGCCAATCAATGCGACATTGTCGCCGATTGAGGCGTCGCGGGCTTGGTTGTAAATGAAGCCATTGACCGTGATTCCCGGGCCTGTCTTCGTCTGGCTAAAGGTCGCCGTGAAGGTCGCGCCCGTCGTCGCCGAGACGTACACGGTTTCGGCGTTGGTGCCGTTCGAGTTGGCGATCCTCAGATAAGAGCCAACCTGGATATTGGTCATCGAGGCCGGTGTGACAGTCTGCGAGCCAGTCGGGATGCTCGCCGCGATCGTGGTCGAAAACGGCACCGCGAACTGCTGCGCACCACTGGCGACGCCGGCAGCCGGGATACCGTCGAACCCGGTGCCGCGCTGCCGATCGACGTTGCCAGCCGGGTTCAAGAGCTGGGCCACGCCGCCCGTGTTCATCGCATAAGTACCGCCACCAAGTGATTGGTTGTCCGCGTTGTGACTCTGGAAAAGCGCCGCGTAATTGGTGCCGTCGGTCACTCGCGACGGGATGTATCCCGCCATCAAGGTCTCCGGCCCGGATGGATTGAGATCAAGCGCGACGATCGACGTCTTGGCGGTTCCGCGGTCTTTCGACCGGTACGTGTCGCCGGTACCGGCGGCGACCGAGAGCGTGGTATTGTCAGCCATTATTTACCTCGGGTCAGGGCATACTGGAAAATGCCGTTGGGCTGCGGAGCTTCGTCTGAGCCACTGATGGTGCTGTGACCGAGCGGAAGTGTGGGTGTGTCGTAATCACAAAGGACAGCGAACGGGCGATTCGGCATCGGCAGCTCGAAAGCCTGCCAGGCCTCGTCCAGCATCGCGGCCGACGCCGCGGCGAGCATGTGGAGCTTGTGAAGCTCGAGCTCAGCTTGCTCGAGCGTGCCCTTGATCTGGGCGAGCTCTGGCACGCCGAAGACCGGCTTGCCTTCTTCCTTCCGGGCTCGGTGATAGCGCTCGCAGAGCTGCGCGACCAAGACTTGCACCCGGCAAATCTCGGCGTTGTGACGAGCTCGATCGGCCAAGACCTTGGGAAGCCCGAGCCGCGCGGCCTGGGCGTCGAGATAATGCGGACTGCCGCGGAATCGCCACATAAAGGGTCTCGTGAAGGGTGGAGGGTGGAGGGTGAAGGGTGGAGGGGAAAGACCGGATCACGAGCGTGTTGACCCGCCACCCACTACCCGAATGTCAGTTCGCGCTGAATGCCGTGATGCCCTCGACCCAGGCATGGTGGCTCTCGTTGACGACTTCGATCGCCATCTCGGCGATCCAGTCGCCTTCCACCATATCGCCCCGGTTCCCGCGCAGGTTCCAGTACGGGTTCCGCTTGTTGCGAATGTAGACCTCGCTCGAAGTGAGCGCGATCGCCGTGTAGGGCCGCAGGAGCGGAGCTTCGACGATCGTCACACCGTGAAGGAAGGGCGCCTCGAGCACATTGATCGGCGTGCCGAACACGGTTTCACCGGCCGGAATGCGCTGGATCGCCTGGCCCCAGGTCGCAAAGCCGCTCATGAAATTGGTCGAGACGACGAGCAAGTCGGGCTCGCCGCCGTTGGAACGCGCGGCTTGGAGCGTGTCCCGCATCAGGTCCGTCGAGCCGTAGGCGCTCGCGTTCGTCGGGCTCGCGGTGTTGTTGCTCTGGAGAATGTACTTGAGTCCGTTCATCTTGGCCGTCGTCCCGGCCGAATCGTTGGGCGCTTGGGCGATGCCGTAGTAGACGCAGTTCTCGACGTCGTCCACCATGTTCTGAAGCTGGACGGTCATGTTGAAGTCGAACGGCGTCTGAATGCCCCCCGGCATGACCTGCGCCCGCGCCGTCTGCGCCGAGCCGCCGATCTGGACGGGGAACTGGAATGTCTGGCAGTACTGCGTTCGGGAGACGCCGACCGTGGTCAGACCGGTCTGGTTGACCTCAGCGCCCGAGCGGCTGTTGCCGATCAGGTTGACAATCGACCCCGCTCCGACCGAGCTTGTTGCGGTTGTGCCGGCAACGCCGCGAAGAACCGTAACGTTGGTCGAGCTGGTCGGGTCGCCGCTCACCTGGACGTACTCGCTTGACCCGCTCGCGCTGTCGATGAGCTGCAAGACGTCGTGATTCATCAGGAATGTCGCGTCGCCCAGCACAAGCCCAGTTGTTGTGGTGGCGGATAGGGCACTCGTCAGCGTGGTTGACCGCGCCCGGTACTTGTGGGTGTACATCAAGAAGTCAACCCGCTCGACCGGGACATAGGGCAGACGGGTGACAAGTGGGTTACGGTTGGCGAACCAGTTGCGGATCGCAACCGTCACGTCGTTGCGCGCCTCGATCCCCGCTTGTTGTGTACCAAGGTAGCCTTGAATGAAGTCGGCCATTGTCGTCGTGGCTGGTGGCTGGTGGCTAGTGGCTGGTTAGAACCAACGACTGGTCACGAGTCGCAAGCCTCTCCTCATCGTGCAGCGCTCTCGGTTCTCGTGTTGCTGCGTGACACGGCCGGCTTGCCCGCGGGGGCTGTGTGAGAGTTGCTCAGTTGCCAGTTTCTGAGTTACCAGTCGACGACGACCAGGTTCGGGCGAGTTTTAACTGGGAACGGGGAACTCAGAGAATCAGCAACTGCTTCACGCTTGTCTTGCTGCGGGTCCGCGCCCGAGCCCGAAGCTCTTCGTCATGTCGACCCTGGGGTCGACAGCCTGCTTACCCTTGGCGATCTCCTGAATCTGGAGGATGATCGCCTCACCGAAATTCTTGGGCTGTTGTGTGGCCGGGGTGTTGGCTGGCGGTGTCGGGGCAGTCGTCGAACCACCCGCTCCCGCGCCGCCGGCACTCTGGGGCCGGAGGAAATGTGCGAATTCGGGCTTGCTGAGCGTGGCCGCCACATGATCGATCGCCGAGACAAACGTCGGCGTCCGGACGACGTAGGAATCGCCCTGAGCCTCGACCTGGAGCTGGCTTCTGAGGATCGCCGCCAGTTGATCCGTCGCGCCCGGCAAGAGCGGGTGCATCGACAGCGCCTTGGAAAGCTCGTTGTCGAGCGCGTACCGCTTGGCCCGTTCCTCAGTCCGCATCCGGGCTTCGTTTTCGGCCCGGAGCTTGGCTTCGCTCTGGGCTTGGATCGTCCTGAGCGCGTCCTCGACCTGGCCCTTAGCGGCGAGCAATCGGGCGGCTTCCGCCTGGGCGGCCTCTTCGCGCTGGCGAGCCTCGGTCTCGAGCTGGGTGAGCCGCGTCTGTGCCGCCATGAACTGCTGGAGCTGCTCCTGGCTGATCGGCACAGTCGCCGGCGGGTCGGCCGGTGCCGTCGCTGGCAGTGCGTCGGAAACGACACCGCTGGCGACCGGCGGGGGAGTGCTGGGCGTTGGGTCTAGGGGCATGGGATCCTCGGGAGAAGTTGTCGGTTGCCAGTTGTCAGTTTCCAGTTAAAGACCATCGCTGCGGTTCAATCGACCGCGTAGTGATTCCAGTAGGTTCCGCTGCCGCCGCAGTCCGCGCACGCCAGCGGCTCGTAACTGCCGCCGTTATTCCACTGGGCGCCGTGCTGCCATTCCGTGCGCCCGCACCGTCGGCACGGCACGCCGTAGTCCGGCGCGTCGCTGATGCGCGGCTGGTACATCGCGCAATACCCGAGTCCTTCGCACGTCTCGCAGCGGTTGAGTTGGCGCAGAATGCGGTTGAGCCAGTATCGCGCCTCTGGCCGCAGTTCAACGGCTCGGGCACGCAAGAGCCATCGCTGGGCGTCCGGGTCAGCGGTGCATGCCTTGAGGAGCTTCGCCCCAGCCGTGTTTCGGTCGGCGTACCGCTCGGCGTCGAGCCGATCAACCAGCGAGCGGTACGGCTCGCGAAGCTCGACATGCGCCGCCGTGACGATCCATCCCTCGACCGCCGACGCGAATTCGATGTCGATCGCCCGCTCCGAGAGCGGCGCGACCTCGTCTGAAAACGCGGGCCGACTCGCCGCGGCAATGACGGCCAGGAACGCGGCAACAAGCTGCTTGGCTTTTCCCATTTCGGATTTTCGTGCTTCGTAATTTGTGCTGCGGATTTCCCCCGCAGCGGGCATCACACGACTGCCGGAATCAGGTTCGATACCTGTGTCCCACCACTTTGGCCCATCGGATCTTCGCCCGCCGCCTGCTCGGCTGAGCCTTCGCCCTCGAACGCCGTGGACTGGTCAGTGATTGCCGCGTCGGCCAGTTCGCGCATCTGGTCCTTGATTCGCGCCTTGGCTGCGAGCATGGTGTCGATCTCGGTGTCGAGGACTTCGTATTCTGCATCCGTGAGCCCGAGGAACAACTGCCGGACGATCGACCGGATCGCCATACCCTCGACCTGAGGTGCCTCACCCGCTGACGCCAGCACACGCTGGAGCTTCGCCGTTCCATCGATCAGCTCGGTTGCACTGAAAAGCTCGAATCGCGCGGGATAGGCGACTCGGATCTCCGTCTCAGCCGCCCCCCCGTGATAAGGGGGTGAACTCGGCATCGCACGCGCGCCCCGGTAGCCAGCGCCGCCAGAGGCGCCTCCCGGCCCTCGCAGACAAAGCAACACATACTCAGCAATGAATCGCTCGCCGTGCGCCAACGACTTCGCGATCGAAGTCAGCAATTTGTTGCCGCTCTGGGCATCCAGTTGTTTGGACAACCCGGACTGCGAAACAGTGCCTGCACCTGCTCCAGCAGCCCCTGCCGGCTTGATCAAACAAGCGCGCCGGTCCTTCATCTCGACCAGATCGCTCTTGTTCCTGCGCAACGACTCGGCCGGGTCCTTGGGGGGTGAGACGAACTCCCAGCCCTGATACGCGCCCGACTCCGGGTTCTTTTTCATCGGCAGGACATAACCGGGCCCCACCGACAGCGTGTTGTCGGCCTTGCAGAAGTCCTCGGCACCCGAGAGAAACGGATGAGCCTGGAGCGTGTCGGACAGGATCAGCTCGGAATCACGGTTGTAGTACTCGCGCTGGTACTCGGCGATGGCCTCGTAACGTGACTTGCCAACGTGGGGAGTTCGATGCTTGGGCTGATCCACCAGACGAACAATGGGTACTCGCCCGTAGTTGTGAGGTGTTCGATCGAGGATCTCAGATCCGTCATAATTGAACAGAATTGACTCTTCGCTATTCCAAAGGCGGTAGCGTACGTAGTTTCGTCGCCACGCTTCGCCAAGGTTGCCGGCATCATCGGCATTGATCGCGTTACCGTTCTTGTCATGGTCGATCCGGTCGGCCGGGTTCTGATACTCGCGGACGAGACACTCAAGGTATCGGCCCGCCGCCTCGATCCGCCACCACACCATGTTCTGGGGCAGGATGTAGGACGCGACACATTTGTCGAGCCCGAGCCGCAGCTCGTCGGCGCGCGTCTTGATCGTCTCACCGGGCGGCGCCTGCGGGTGGTCGAGGCATACGTCGATGCATCCCAGGACGAGCAGAAGGGGAGCGAGTGTCTGCCGCATCCAGTCGTCGATCGCGGTTCCCCGGCCGTCCACGTCCTTCCACCATGCCTTCAGGTCGTCGGGACCGTCGCGGCTGACCTCTTGATCGTAGACTTTCGACAGGTGAATCTCGACCGCCTCGGCGACGAACTCAGGGACAGGTGTGCGCGATCGGCGAAGTTCGTAGTCATCGTCCTGCACCGTGGCGGCCGGGTCGGCGCCGAGCATGCCCGGATAGGGTCCATACCCGACGTCTTGCGTTTGTGTGTTGACCATGCCCAGGAAGCCGGCGAAGCCCTGGTAGATCTGGGGGAATTGCTGGGGATCAGGATACTCGCGCTTGTGCCGGAAGAGGTTGCGAGCCGGCAGCCCCTTGCGGTCCGGCCCATAGACGGCGTTGCGGTATCGGTCGCCACCCTCGTAGGAATCGAGCAGCCATCGCCAGCGGACCTGGTGTTCCAGCCAGTCAACATGCCGGCGCTCGACGATCAGCTTGCCTTCGGGCGCATCCTTACCCCCGAGGAGGTGAAGGTGGCCCGAATGGCCGGCAGGTGGGTTATCACCGCCGGTAAGGCCGATCGCACGACCATCGGTTCCGATGCCGCGGCCGGGCTTGGGACTGGTGTTCTGGGGAAGCTCAGGCATTTTCAAAGGGATGAACCAGACTGCAGTTAGTAGGCGGCGTTGAGCGCCTCGGCGACAACTTCCGCGAACTTCATCACGAGGGGAATCAAGAGGGCAATCGCGGCGAGGAACATCGCGACATCGAGCCAGGAGTAGCGCATGGGAGCCTTTCCGCCTGTCAGTTTTGGCGTGAGGCGGCGTCGATGACACCCCTCGGGATCTGGGCGACAGCGTGCCTGAGCCCGACGACGCTGGCGCCGCCGAAGACGAGCAGCAAGGCCTGCAAGATCTGGGTGATGCCGCCATCGTAGTTCTTGGTCAGGATCATGCCGAGACCGGCCACCACAGCGAGAATTACCGCGGAATACGTCTTGTAACCATTGATCAGCGACAGCAACACGTTGACGACGTTCATAGACAGCAGCCTCGAGAGGGAAAGTGCCGGCCCTCGCCGGCGGAAGCAAACTTGGCGGTGAAAACGAGCGCGATCACGAGTTGGAATCTCTTTCTTTGGCGCGGTCATCGATCGATCGGCGAACCTCGACATCGATGACTCGAACCGAATGCTGGACAGAATCGATCGTCTGCTGAATTCCGTGGATAGTCGCGCATGATCCCTCCGTGGTTTTTTCGATCGACTTCATCGCAAGGATCGATTCCCGCAGGATCGAAGTCTGCGACTCGGTGATCCGGTTGACCTGATCCTGAAAGTTGTGCTGCGACGCTTCCTGCATGTCGGCCAGCCGGTCAAGCTGCTCCTGGAACTTTCGCTGCGACTCACCGTGATATTCCTCGAACTGGACGACGATCTGCTTCTGCGCTTCCTCATGATCCTTGAGAAAACTGAGAAAGTAGTACGTGACGATGACCGCGGCGCCCGCCGTGCCGAGCGAGCCGATCAGACTGGCGACAGGCGAGCCGCCATCGGAATCGACAACGGTTTTGGTGATGTGCGCCAGAACTGGGAAATAGCTCATGCGAGTTCCACCGGCAGCGAACTACACCAGTTTCAATTGCGGCGACACCGGCGCCGAAGGGTTCGGTCCTGTTCTTGAACCGTTGGCGATTCGTACGAGGTCATCAATAGCCGCGACCGAGCTATGCAGCGAAGCGGTCATTTTTTCGATGGTCTGAATCGTGGCGGTCGAGGTCTCGAGCGTTTTCTCGACTGACTTCATCGCCAGAACAGCTTCCCGCAGGAGAGTGTTCTGTGCGTCTGAGATCCGGCTGATCTGATCCTGAAAGGTGCGCTGGGATTGCATGTGGCGATCGGTCAAACGATCCACTTGGTCTTGGAGCTTTTTCTGTGACTCGGTGTGGAAATCCTTGAAATCCTGCAACATCCGCCCCTGCTTTGTGGCTTGATCCTTGAGGAAGCTGAGGAAGTAGTAGGTGACGGCAACTGCCGCGCCGGACGCTCCCAGCGAAGCGATGAGAGCGGTCAACGAGAATCCGACTGATTCCGCGAGAGGAACACTCGCCGCTTGCGCGACGACGAAAAGCTCGTTCATCGATATCTCACTGTCGCCTTTTCCGAAACCAGGAAAGCTCCGAGATCGCGCAGAGTCCGTTCCTGCTGAATCAGGCGATCAAGGGAGTGACGCCCAGCAGGATCTCATATGCTGAAAACCGTTGCGGCGAGGCCGATTGAGCCGTCGCCGACATCGACACTGAGGACAATAGGACAAGCGCGGAAAGAGCGGTCGCAGCGCGGGCCATCGCCAGACAACCCCATGAGACGACTTGGGAAATTGGTCTCATGCTATATCGGTTATCAGGCCAATCTTTCCTCACAGTCGGAACTCCTTTAGGAACGACATGGGTGTCCCTCAGCTACCCCCGGCCATAGTCGCAGCGGTCGGGGGTTCTTTATTGCGCGGCGGGCGGCACCGCCGGCGCCTTTTTATGCATGTCGAGCGTGTCCATCCGGTTGTCCTGCCGGTCCGAGCGGGAGTCCATCTTGTCGCCGCGAATATCCATTCGGTCGTTGCGTTTCCGTTCGACCTCGATCGCTTCCTTGGTCTCGCGGATCGCTCGCTCGTTGCGGTCGATCCTTCGCTGGATGTCGGCCAGCGTCTGGTCGATCGTGTAGGTCTGGATCGAGAACGCGGCCAGGCCGAAAAGCCCCAGTATGATCGCCAGGGCAGGCATCCAGATCAGAGGATCGATTTGACGACGACCGGTGTCCATCACGGAACTGCCTTTCGGGCTAACTGGTCCACGATTGCCGAGAGACGATTGACGGCGTCTTCGAACTTGTGCATCGCGACGGCGTTCTCGCGGAGGACGACCCCCTTGTCGGCTGTGACCGCTTCGAGGTGGTCAAACATCTGTTTCACGGTCGTTGACCACTGTTCGTCCCTGGCCTTCTCCCGGGCGGCCGTCCGTTCGTCTTGGCTCTTGAGATACGCCAGAAAGTACACCACGACAAAGATTGCCGCAGCGCTTGAGCCGAGACTCGTGATCAGATTGACCAGGCCGCCGTCCATTGCACCGGGTTGCGCAGCTTGAGCGATGACGTAGTCGGCGAAAGACGCGAGCATGGCAGGCCCTCTGGCTCAATCATGCGGATCGATGTCGGGCCCAGTCGATGTCGGGCGCGGATAAACGGCGGACGGCGGCGCGACGGACCGAGCGCCCATCAGCGCGCTGACCTTGGCGTGCAGATTCCCGAGCGACGTCGAGTTCATCATGGGGTTCAATGCAGGGCCCGCCAGATCGCGTCCAGGCAAATCACGGCGAGCGGAATCAAGACCAGAACGGCGAACAGCGGGACGAATCGATCGAGCCATGAATTCTCGCCGACCTTCGTCATGACGGTCGCCACTGGCTCAGATCAGACCCGCGAGAAACTTGATCGCCACGACGGCAACCACGACCGCGAGCACAATCCAGAGAATCTGAACGACCCAGCCGGGAATCGAAATTCCAGCTTGCCGGACCACGACCAGGGCGATCCCGATGATCCCAGCGATCACGATGACGATCACAATCCACTGGATCAGAGTGTACGACGTGCCGGCCTGAGCGATGATCGCCATCGCGATCACCGGCAACAGAGCGCAGAGTTGAGCGAACTGAGCGATCATGATTGAAGCCCTTAATGGGTAGTGACTGGTTGCTAGTTGCTAGTGGCTAGTAAGAGAGTCTGGGGCGGCGGCTGGTGGTTTTTTCTAGTCACTAATCACTAGTCACTAGCCACTACTAACTAGCCACTTATCACACGTGCGACTGCACTTTGTCTTTTCGCCGCTTCGCGTCGGCGATTTCATGGTCGATGTGAGCTAGCCGTCTCGTGAACGCCGCCGCGACCGCGCAACACACGTCGACGTCATTGCCGTCGATCTCGATGGTCGCCGCGGCGAACCCGTGGCGGAGCTGTCCGTGGCAGTCCGTGCAGCACGGCGCCGCTTCGTGCGTGATT